CTTGCCTCAAGAATTGTATGAATTGGATATTTTGGATGGTTCACCACCTTGCAGTAGTTTTTCAATGGCTGGTAACAGGGAAAAGGACTGGGGCAAAGAAAAGAAATTTAGAGAAGGACAAGCAGAACAAATACTGGATAATCTTTTCTTTGATTTTATAGACTTGGCTAAAAAACTGCAACCAAAAGTAGTAATAGCTGAAAATGTGAAAGGCTTATTGGTAGGAGAAGCAAAGGAATATGTAAGGAAAATTTACAGAGAATTTGACCTTGCAGGATATTATGTGCAACATTGGTTGTTAGATGCTTCAAAAATGGGAGTGCCACAAAAAAGAGAAAGAGTGTTTTTTATAGCAATGAGAAAAGATATTGCAACACCCTTTTTGAAAAGTGTTGATTTATTTACAATAGCACCTGAATTGAATTTAGAATTTAATGAGCCTGAAATACCATACAAAGAAATAAGGCAAACACAAGGCAATGAAAGTGCTATTGGATTGAGTAAAATGATAAGCCATTATTGGAAGCTAACAACGCCCGGAAATGCAATGAGTGAAAACCACCCAAAAGGAAGCTATTTTAATGAAGTAAAAACTGCACCTGATAAAGTATTGCCAACAATTAGAGCAAATGGATTGCCTTATGATTATGAAATTGAAAGGACTTTATTTGATGATGAAACTAAAATGGCTGGAAGCTATCCAATGGACTATGATTTTAAAACAAACAAAGTGGTTTATTTGGTTGGAATGAGTGTGCCACCTGTAATGACTGCACAAATTGCAAAACAAGTATATGAACAATGGTTAGCAAAACTTTAATGGCTGCGGAGCAGACAAAGAGGGAGGGAAATTTTTTAAACCTTTTTTCTACCCAAATGCTCAATCGAAGCACGTCCGCCCGCTTGCCTATAACTCCAATATATGCGAACAAAATGTACGCACAAATGAAGCTAAGTAACTCATATAGAATACGTTTGAGCGATGATGATTTATTGCTTTTGAAGGAACTTAAAAAACTAAGAGTTAAACCTACAACATTTATGCGTAAAGCTTTTCGAGAAAAAATAGAACGTGATTTGCCTAAATTAATAGCACAAGAAAAAATTAACGAAAATAAAAAATACTGCCCTTTTTGATGCGATTCAAAATATCAGACATATCAAAACTACCTAAGCACATTCAAGAACAGATTGTAGTTGCTAAACAATGTAAAAAAAGCAAATACAATTCTACAATAATTGAATATGATGGTGTTAAATTTCATTCAATAAAAGAGTGCAAAAGGTACAAAGAATTACAACTTCTGTTAAAGTACAATCACATCACAGAATTGAAATTGCAAGTACCTTTTGAATTAATCGTTAATGGAAAGTTGATTGAAAAATACATTGCTGACTTCACATATATTGACGACAAAGGAAATTACATCGTTGAAGATACCAAAGGCTTCAGAACACGAGATTACAAGCGTAAAAAGAAGTGGATTAAAAATATTTACAAAATTGAAATTTTAGAAAGATAAAAATAATAAATATGGAATTAATAAAATTGACGTTATGTTTGTTTTTTTATTAAAAAAATTATTACTTTTGAATTTATTATCAAATAATGAAAAGTTTCAAAAAAAAATAAGAATTATTTATGGTTTGATTTGCATAATCAGTTGAAAATGAATAAATTGTGTTATTATTCACAATTAAAAAAAATACTATGGCAGCAATTTATGAACCAAAAGGAGCAGCAAGAGAATACTCTCCACTTGCATTGAATTATATCAAAGGATGTGACCACGGTTGTGCGTACTGTTATGTTCCTAAGATGATGAAAAGATTTAATTCCAACTACATACATTCGGAGGTGTATATAAAAGAAGAAAGTAAACTAATAAAAGAGATTGTTTCTTCTGCTAAAAAATTTAAAAATTCCTCAAAACAGGTTTTTCTCTCTTTTTTAACAGACCCTTATTCCCACTTTAACAATGAGACCAAACTAACAAGACGAGTTCTTGAAATATTATTAGAATACAATATTCCAGTATCTATTTTAAGTAAAGGTGGAAAAAATTTATTACAAGATTTGGACTTATTTAAAAAATTTGGAGATAATATTCAAATAGGTGGAAGTCTAACGTTTACTAATTTAGAAGATAGTATTAAGTGGGAAAAAAATAGTTCTATACCAAATGATAGATTTGAAACTTTAAAAATAATACATGAATCTGGAATAAAAACATGGGCAAGTATAGAACCAGTAATAATACCAGAACAGTCTTTGGAAATAATGGAAATTACTAAAGACTATGTTGATGCTTATAAAATTGGAAAGTTAAATCATTTTAAAAAACATGAAGATAAATTTAATTGGACAGACTTTTTAAACTCGAGTATAAATATTATGAGAAAAAATAATAAGGATTTTTATATAAAGAATGATTTAGCTGAATGGTCCAATGAGCAAACTTTTTTGTTACCAAAAGAAAGAGATATGGATTATTTATCTTTAAAAAACAGTATAAATATATATGCCTAAGATAAAAGAAAGAATATCAATTTCAAATGCACAACTCAAATCTGAGTTGATTAAATTATTTAATAGCCAAAATACAGATAAAGGGAAGTGTAGGGAAATTTTAGGAAGAAAATATAAAATTCAAGTTAAAAGGTTTTATGATACATTTAATTCAACGATAGAGAAGTGGCAAATTACACAAGAAAAGGCACAACATGACCAAACAGTTGAGAATACAAAAGAAGCCTTAAAAAAAGGTTTAAAATCAAAATTGGAGAGACAGCTAGATCTACAAAATATGTTAGAGCCTAATTTTAAAGTAGAGGAAATAGTTGGTGTAGATGTAAAAATTGGAAAGGTTATCAGAGCAATGCGTCCATTGACGCCCACAGAAATAAAAAATATTCATATTGAATTAAGCAAGATGGACGGAAGCTATGCTCCAGCCAAAACAGAAATAACAGGAAAAGATGGAAGTCCGTTGATAACTAATGCTACTATTGTCATAAATGGAAAACCAATGCATGAGCCAGTAACAGATGAAATAGATATAACTGATTGAAGATGTGGATGAGTTATTTGATAAATATACGGATGTTTTTTATTGGAACTTAAAAGCCAACCACCGATTTGTTGGCAATCAAGGTGGAACAAGCTCAAGTAAAACAATAAGCATCTTACAAGTTCTTTGTCATATTGCACTTAGTGAAAAATGCATTATTACGGTTGTTGGTCAAGACATACCTAACCTAAAGAAAGGCTCTTTACGTGATTTCCAAACGCTGATATTACCAAGTATGCATAAAAGTTTTATTAATTCATTTAAAAATTACAATAAATCTGATAGGATTTACACGCTACCAAATGGGAGCATAATTGAATTTACGAGCTTTTCAGATTTTCAAGATGCTAAAAATGGAAAACGTGATTATCTATTCATAAATGAGGCAAATGGTATTCCTTATACGGTAGCTGAACAATTAATTAGCAGAACTAAGAAAAGAATATTTTTTGACTGGAATCCAGACAGCGAGTTTTGGTATCATGAAAAAATAAAAATAGACGAAAGGTGCATTACTTTCTATTCTAATTTTAAACACAATCTATTTATTCCAGAATCTATATTGGAAGATATAAAGAGCTGGAAAAAGACAGATGAAAGAAAGTATAATATATATGGACTTGGGAAAACTGGTAAGTTAGATGGTCTGATTTATCCAAATTACAACTTGGTGTTGGATATGCCAAGTGATTTTGAGAAAGAAATTTATACTCTAGATTTTGGCTACACAGACCCTATGTCATTAAATCATTTGAGAATAAACGATAATAATTTATTTGTCGATGAAATCTTTTACGAAAGCTTTAGAACAGTTGCAGAAATGGATAAATTGATTAATATAGATAAGAAGATAATATTAGTCTGCGATAATGCACGACCAGAAAGTATTAAGGAATTAAAGCGATTAGGATATAACGCAGTTGCTGTAGATAAACCAAAAGGTAGTGTGATTAGTGGCATTGAAGCGGTTAAAAAGTATAATATCAATATAACCGTTCGTTCTGTGAATACAAAAAATGAAATAAAAAACTATGTGCGAATATATGATAGAAAATTAGGAAAATTTATTGACGAGCCAGTAGATGATAATAACCACTCTATGGACAGTATCAGATACGGAGTAATGCATATTACAGCTAAACCAAAACCGAAAGGACTACGAGTAATATAATGATTGAAGAAATTGAAAATATAACAATCAAAGAGTTTTTTTCTTTAGAAGAAAATAAACTACTTGAGCTATATAGGATTCTAAGATTAATCAAATCAGATGGAAGACATATACAGTCTATTCAATTGTTATCATACAAAGATGTTGTACAATTAAAACAATTATGTACGATTCAAACTCCAATAAATATAATAGCAATAATAGAAGGTGTTTTTGAAATACCACTAAAACAACAAAGAGAAATGAAGTTAACAGAATATTTTCCTCTATTAAATTTTGTTATTAATGGCATAGAAGAAATAATTGAGATGGAACACATAAGATTAAGTTCAACAGCTAAAGATGATTTGATTATGGCTGGTGTTGAATTATTAAATCAATATGGAGATATTGCTACAATAGATGCGTTAGCAGGTGGAGATATTCTGAGATGGCAACAGATAGAGCTGCTGCCATGGCAAATAGTATTTACAAAATTATGTATGGATAAAGATAAGGCGCAGATTCAAGAAAATTATTTAGAAATAATAAAAAATAAAAATACGACAAATGCACATAGTTGATTTTTTTAAAGAAATATGCGAATTATACCAATGGTCTTTTGATTATGGTACTCGTTCTTATTTGAATTTAAATGATTTACCTGTAGATAACGAGTTGCCTGACAATATATACTTTTTGTGCGACCCAGTAGTAATTACTGATACGAGAAATGATAACACCAATACCGTTGAAGATACAAGATATTCTGGTGCTTTTTTCTTTTGTGTAAAATCACACCTTGACCAAAAGTATAAAGACGAAAAATTTACAAAAAATATAAAGCCACTAAAAACAGAATTAGATAATTTAATTAATAATCACATAGGTTCATGCAGTGAATACACAATTATTCGATGGAAGCTAACTGAAATAATAAATGTTTTTGACACTAATGTTGATGGATATTTGGTTGAATTTGAAATAAAAGAAGATTTTATTTAACATTTAAAAAATAGACTATGAAAAAGAGTTTAATAAAAATTGACGTAAGCATTGAAAAAGAACTAACGTCTTTGGGTGCAGAAATTAATATTGCAATAGAAAAAGGTTGTACGCATTATGAATTGGTAAATTATGAAGGTAAAGTGTATTTAGATTGCGTAAGAAATTACACAAAAGAAGAAGAAGCAAAAGAACTACTTTCTACACTTACAGATGAACAAAAAAAAGCACTAAAAGAATTATATAAAATTGAAATTAACACAGAAAATAAGGTAAAATAATGGCTTTTACACGAGAATCAATTTATCTTCTTTGGCTTTCTAATTTGAAAGCAGATTTAATTCGTGAATATGAACGATTAGGACTTCGTGCATCTGGTAGTTATGAAAAAGAACTTGAATATATGATAAGTGGAAAAAAGATTGAGATGTATGGTGCTTACCATTCTCAATTTATGCAATCTGGTAGAAGTAAAACAGAGAAAGGACCAGAGAAAGGTAAAGGCAAACTTTCAGAAATTATATTAAAATGGATTGATGATAAAAAAATAACACCACGAGGCGGTATAAGTAAAAAGACTTTAGCGTTTCTGATAACTCGAAAAATACACAGAGAAGGCATTAAAGTTCCTAATAAATATAATGAAGGTGGTGTGATTAGCAATGTGATAACAGATGAAAGAATAGAAAAACTTTTACAGCAATTAGAATTTATTGAAGTGAATCAAATTTCTACAGATATTATTAATCTTTTACAGGCAGCATAAAATGGCAATACAAATTATCAAACCTCTCGAATACTCTATCAACTACAATTCAGTAAATTATACATCAAAATTTATTGCAGGTTATAATTCTAATATCATAAAATGGACAAGTGACACAGCACCACCTATAATTACAGGGCAGAAAAGTAAAGTTGAAATTAGTATTAATGATATGACTTTAATTTCTGTAGGCGACCAATTTACTTTGAATTGTAATGGTACAATTGTTACTTTTAATGTCGTATTAGTGCCTACTAATGAGAACGAAATAAGACCATATTCTTTTTATGGCACTGTGACAACATACGCATATTATTTAAAATCAGTATTGGACACCCATTCTGTTGTCTCTGCAATCTTTACAACTTACGGCTGGTACTGGTCTATATCTCCACCTGGATTACTAAGAATGAGATTTGAATCAATAGTTAATGATGATGCTTATTTGATTGCAACTTTAATTAGTGGTTCATTTGTATTCACAAACACAACAATTCAAGAAGGAGCTGAAGACGTTCAGACTGAAATGTACGCTGAAATTTGGATTAATAATTTTAAGTTTGTCAATTTAAAATCAGTTGACAACATATTTGAATTTGATATTAAAGAGGTGGTAAAGTCTATTTTTGGAAAATTTGACGACAACACATATTACAATATTTCAAATTTCATAAAAGTAGATGATAATCTATTTAAAAAATTAGACATAAAATTAATAATTAAATTTACAGACGAAACCGAAGAAACTAACGAAGAGGTAGATATAAACACATTTGTTACACGTGCAGTTAGGCAACATTCAGATATTTTTAAAACATCTATGTTCTTTTACGAGCCAAATAGAATATTTAATGCAGGAAGCGGTGTTCTTAGAACATTAGCATTAATTAGAACAGGTAAAAGTAAAACAAATTCAAGTGAAGAAAGACAGTATTTAAAAGTATTTAAAGGATTTCCTTTTGATGTGTCAATTATTGCAGACCCTACTAATACAAATTCTATACTTACACTTTTTGATATGAGTGGAAATTTTTTAAATTACCAAATCAATCCAGTTGTAACACCTGCTGATAAATATTTACAGCGTGTAATTATCAGCGATGGTCAAAGTTTGCATGGCGTATTTACTCCACTTCCTTTATTTAAAAAAGGATTGATGGGTATAAATTCAGGTTCAGATACTACAACAAAAGATAGCTCCTATTTATTTGAATTGGAATTGGTAAATGAGTGTGGTATCTATCTTAAATGGATAAATGGTTGTGGTGGTTGGTCTTATTGGTTATTTAATTCACAACACGAAATAACACACACTTCAAAATCAATTGGCACCGTTCTGCAAAATGCAGGACAATTAGACTATCAATCAGACGAGATAAATATCGGAGTTGATGCAGAAAAAAAACTAAAATTAACAGCACAAAATTTAGAAAATTGGTACTTAGAACAATTATTAGACATAGGCACTTCTCCTTGCATTTATATATATAACAAACCTAAAGGAACACTTTGTTATAACATTGCGGATGCATGGTTGAAGATTGTTGAAGTTAATAATTTTAAATATGTAGAAGATTCTTTCACAAGAAAACATAAAGTTTCTTTTGACCTACAGTTACCTAAGATATTCACACAAACATTATGAGTGCAGAAGTTTACATAGCAGGTCAAAAGTTAGACCTAAAGGAGAAAGATGTAATTGCTTTAACAAAGCAGATAAATGATATTGCTTCCATTCAAAAAATAAATGCAGATTATACGAATAGGATTATTTGTGAGAGAACACCTAACAACATAGCAATAGCAGAGATGTTGAACATAACTGGCAATGTATCAACACGACCTTATAAATATGCTACAGCTAAAGTGGTTAGTGATGGTATTACAATTGTTTTAAATGGTACTGCATTGTTAGTGGAAACAAAAAATCAAAAGCAGTATGAATATATAATTTATGCAGGTAATTATGATTTATATAGTAAAATTCTTGATAAATATATTACAGACTTAGATTGGAGCGATCTTGTACATACTTTTAATGTGGCAAATTGGAAAAGCTCCTGGTTGAATACTCAAGGGTATGTATATGCCTTGGCTGAAACATTAGATGGAAGATTATCATCTTTTGGATATGGTGCACCAGCAAATTCAATTAGGATAGATTTAGGGAAGCAATTCCCTTGGGTTTTTGTTAAGACAGTTTGGCAAAGGATTTTTAATGAAGCTGGTTTGGAATATTATGGAGATGTCTTTTCTGATTTAAAATTTGACAGCCAAATTATGTTGGCTGCAAGAGATTACACTAAAGATTTAGTCTTTGAATTTGACAACTATAACGGAGTTCGTGATGAGAATTATGAGTTTGGTTGTGATAACTGTAACGACAATCCTGTTACTTTTAATTTAGAAGTTGATTCAGAACCATTGTCAAGCCCAAACTACAATAGTGCTACAAATGAATATACAGCACCATTTGGCGGAGAATATCAATTTACTTTTACAATAGACTGTTATGCTCGATTTTTATGGGAAGTAATTGTTGTGATAAAAAAAAATGGAACCATAAACACTCAAATTATTACAGAACCTCAAATTAGAAGCTATCCATTTCCAACGGCTAAAACAGTTACTGCAACATCTGTAGTTACACTACAACAAGGCGATGTAGTTACAGTATCCTTAGTGTGTGACAATAGTAATGATTCACACCCTTCATACCCATGGGGCATGATTACTAATGTTGATTATAAGATTCAACAATTAAACACTAAGTTATTTTTATTCAATACGACAATTGATTTTTCAAAACTATTACCTAAAATAAAGCAGATTGATTTTTTAATAGCAATTATGCAGCAATATGGTCTAATGTACAGAGTTGATAACGAAGGTAAGTATCAATTTATTAAAATTGACGAATTATTAAATAAAAAACAAGGATTTTACGACTGGTCCGATAAATTAGATTCTGAATCATCAGAAGTATATAGGATAGGTAATTTTAGCAAAGATAATTTATTTACATATAACTATAACGACAAAGACTTACTGGGTAATAATTACGCAGATGGTAGTTATGGCATATCGATAGATGACTTACCTCTTAGCGGAGAAACCATATCATCAATAATAGAAGCTTGTGGAGATTATATGATTTATGACAATTGGAATACAATTGCTTCAGTTCATGCCTATAAAAACACAGTTTCTGATGCAAGTTTGCCTCCAAAATATGAGTTGCAAGAGGTAAACAAAATGATAGTTGCACAGAAATTAGTGCACAATGTAGAATATATGACTTATGGAAATGACAGCGAATATCTTGGTTTTGATTTTAATGAAACTCAAGCAATAGCAAAATTTAGTGAATTTCATTGGAATAAACTAATTGAAGAGAATTATGGTAAATACATAAAGTTAGTTCAAAAACCATTAGTAAAAACAGTAAAGATTTGGTTAACACCTATAGATATTTACTTTTTAGATATGTTTAAATTGATATATCTAAGACAGTATCAATCTTTCTTTTACCTAAATAAGGTAAGCAATTTCGTTGCAGGAAAACTTACAGATTGTGAAATAATAAAAGTAAATTAAATGGCAGAGAAAATAAAATTACTTGAGTTGGATATTGATGTAAATCAATTGGTAAAGAGTGCAACATTGGCTAAGAAAAATGTTGAAGGTTTAAAAACTGAATTATCTCTTTTAAAAAAAGAGCCAATTCAAAACGCAGAAGAAATAGAAAGGCTATCTGCGCAATTAAAAAATGCAAATCAAATTTATCGTGAATCTTCTAATGTATTAGCTAAGTATACAGAAACAAACGATTTAAACACACTATCAGTAAAGGAAGCAAGAAATCAACTTGTTGCAATATCTGTAATGTGGGCTGAAGAAGCAAAAATAAATGGAGAAAATACAGAAGCCGCAAAAAAATTATCTGAAGCAAAACTATTACTTACAGAAAGATTAAAAGAAGAGGAAAAAGCTACAGGCGACACAAGAAGAAATGTTGGTAATTATACAGATTCTATATTAGAAGCGGCTAATGGAATGGGTATTTTTGGAAACTCATTTAGTGGACCTTTAAATGGGCTTGTGTCATTAAAAAATGGACTTCAAGCCATAAAGGAGCAATACAGTTCTGCATCATCGGCTACTACCAATTTAGGAAGTGCAACTGGTGCTGTATCTGGGAATACGAGTAGGTTTATTAAAGTATTAGGAATGTTGCGAAATGCAATCGCAGCAACTGGAATAGGCTTGCTATTAATTGCACTTGCAGGATTAATAAGTATATTATCTAAGATTACTCCTTTCGTAGATAAATTTGAACAAGGATTGGCAGCAATTAAAGCAGTAGTTGATGTCGTTGTTGGTAGTATTGTTTCATTAATAACTGGTGCGAAGTCTTTAGGAGAAACTTTTAGTGGGTTAGGTGGTCGCATGAGAGATGCAGCAAAAGCAGCTGCTGAATTAAAAAAAGCACAGCAAGACTTGGAAGATGCTATGCAAGGTCAATCGATACAAAATACTAAAATACAAGGTCAAATTGATGCATTGATAATAAAATCAAAAGATAGAACAAGAAGTGAAAAAGAACGATTAGAATTTATAAAAGAAGCAGAAAAATTAGAAGCAGAAAACTATGCTCAAAATAAAGCTATTGCTGCAAAGCAATTGTTAATAGACACACAATTAATTACATCTAAGGCAAATATAACAAAAGCAGAATTAAATGAATTAAGAAAAAGATATGCGAATGATTCTGATTTTTTTAACAAATTCAAGGAGTTAGCAGAAAGCCGAACAACTAATGTAGATGATTTATTTGAATCGTTTCAAAAATCAATGACTAACTATTACGGACTTGTAAACGACCACAATAAATTTACAGAAAAACAAGTAAATGCAAATAATAAAATTGTTGAAAAAGCAGAACAAGACGCAGAGAAAGCGCAGGAGAAAAGAGAAAAAGCCTTAGAGAAAGCAGAGCAAGAACGCCAAAAAAAATTAGATGCACAAAAAAAATCACAAGAAGAAAATATTAAGGCTATGCAGGAAGAGCTGGAACTTATACAGGCTATCGCAGGAAAGGAAATAAAATCCACAAGTCAACTTACAGAAGAATATAATAAACAATTAGAAATATTAGACAAACAACTTGAGTATAAATTAATTTCAGAAACAAAATACCAAACAGAAATTGCAAAATTGCAAGACAATTTCTATGAACAAACTGAAGACAGGCTATCAAAATTAGCAGACAGAGCAATAAAATCCGCAGAGGAAGAACTTGCTATTTTAAAATTAACACACGAGAAAAAAATACAAGACGGTCAACTCCTTACAGACGAATTAATACAACAAGAAGTTGACAGAATTATTAAAATTAAAGATGCTGAAGAGGCTATACAGCGCCAAAGATTTGAGGCAGGTAAAATAACTGCTAAAGAATTTGAAGCATGGCAATTACAAAGTGAAGCTGAATTTTTAGAAGCACAAAACGCACTATATTTAGAAAAAACAGAACAGCTAAATGAAGCAAAATCCATTAATATTTCTAATGATTTAGAAATTAGAAGGCTGAAAGGAGAAAGTGAATATACCTTACAATTAGAACAATTAGAGCAAGAATATTTAGCAGAAATTGCTTCTGCTGAACGAATAGGAGCAGATACCAATAAGATTGCTGAAAAGTATTCATTGCAGCGTAAAAAAATTGAAAAAATAGCCTACGAGGGACAGGTTAAAATGGCTGGTGATGCACTTGGTCAAATTGCAAGTTTGTTAGGCGAAAATACAGCGGCTGGAAAAGCAGCTGCAATTGCACAAGCGACTATTAATACCTATTTAGGAGTTTCGCAGATTTTGGCTGCACCGCCATCTGGTCCAGAACCTATGAATACGATAATTAAAGCTGTATCTATTGCAACTACAATTGGAACGGGTATCGCTAATGTTGCTAAAATAGTTGCTGTTAATGATAAATTTGCAGACGGTGGAGTTGTTCCTTATTACATATCTGGAAGCAGAATAACAAATCGGTCAAACATACCAACGCAATCAAATGGAGATAACATACTTGCAACAGTAAGAAGTGGCGAGGTGGTGTTGAATGAACAACAACAACAAGCTCTTGGTGGAGCCGACACATTTAGAAGAATCGGAGTACCAGGATTTGCAAGTGGTGGTATAGTTGATGGCGGCTATTATCAAAGAAGACTGATTGATGAATTAGATATTAGCTCAACAATAGTAAGTGCTGTTGGAGAAGCATTTAGAAACACAACAATCGTTACTAAAGTTACTGATATTATTGGCGAGACAGGCAAATACAATTCTTTAGTAGATGGAGCAAATATAGGATAATGAAGATAGTTGGAGAAATAATAGAAGACTTGTTATTTAAACATGATATTGGCGACAGACTTGTTGGCTGTGGTGTAATGTCACACTTAATAATTCGAGATTATCAAATCTGGCGACAATACCGAACCTTAATTCCAAAAGAATTGCAAGAGGACATAGAGAAGAAAAATAAAGGAAGTGTCGTAAAAAAAATAATGTATGAATTTAGAATAAAGAACAAAAAAACCATCTATGATGCAATCAATAAAATGGAAAGTTTTGTTTAATTTAACCTATAAAATCTTGCTGTAGCAGTTGGTAAATTAGCCACATTAATTACTTTTAAGGTAGCAATAAAATCATTATTAGAAATTGATTTTATTGAATATTCATAATTACCATTTACTATGAATTTTCTTTTAATAGTAGTGTAACTTGATTCAGAAGTATTATAAATTCTACCACTACCGTCTGGCTCTGCATATCCGACTGTTTTAATTTCTACGGTATTGTTTCTAAAATACCAAACAGAACTGTCAAAAACATAATTATTATACATCTCATTTCTATCCGCTTCCAACCTAACCAAATAAGATGAACCTGATAAGTCATTTACTAATTTTTCTTTTTTACAAGAAACAAAAAATAAAATAGCCAACAAAATAATTATAAAATTTTTCATAAATTAAAATTTTTCAATGTCAATAAAATCAATTCCACTTACATTTTTAAATACATTCTGCAACTCATGTAAAGAGTAAACAGTAGTTCTAATTGCGTATTTATTAGAATCATAAATTATTTTTGCTTCATTAAGTCCAATTGCTTGAACAATGAATTTATAGGATTCAATTAAATAATAAACTGTGTATTTGTTTTCCCAAATAAATCCATAGTCATTCAGCTTACTTAATATTATTGGATAACTATATATTTTTGAAATATCAACAACTTTTTCTTTTAAATTACTAATTTTAGTTAAGAGTGAATTTTCTTTTACCTGTCCAGTAGTACGATATTTATCTGGTCTAATGATTACAGATAGATTTTCATAATTTATTCCAACAATTATATGGTCTTGAACTGTACCATATAGTACTATGCTACCAATTCGTAAATCAGTTATTTTTATAGTTCTTTTTTGTTGGTAGAATTCCATTACAATAACTAATTTAATTAAAATTTTCCAAGTTTACAAGGTTTTGCAGAACGAAGCAATGTACTTAGAGGACAATTGCATATACCACACACCATTCCTTCAACCTCTTTAAGTGTAGCATCTGGAAGAACATCGTCCCAAATACTTATACGTGCGTTCTCGCAAGTAGCACATATTGTTGCTTTATCTTTTGCTAACAATTCTACTGTCTCACTTTTAAATGTGTAGTTCGTCCAGCCTTCTAATATGTATTTGAGTTTATCCAAAATTATACCAACAAGATATATGCAAAGTTATATAATAATATTGTATTGCAATGCCAATTCAAGAAAATAAAAAATCAATTACAACCTCTTTTACAGGCAGAAAAGATGTAGTAGTAACCGAACAAGGTGCTATTATTCAAGATGTACAGATACTACAAGAGGGCTATGATAAAGTAGGAGATTATTTTGATAAAGATTTTTTATCTAATTATGTAGAAATGGCTAACGCTAAATCAAATGGCGTTAAGTGCAGATTAGGACATCCATCTTGGGATGGTAAAGACCAATTACCGAATTTTTTAGGCAATATAAAAAATCATAGAACAATCGAAAAGGAAGGTAAGAGTGTTGTTATTGCAGATGTACACATATCTCCAGTAGCTAAGATTTCTCCTAATGGTAACAACTTTGATTTTATTGTAGAAATGGCTAAGAATCATCCTGATGATTTTGGTTTATCAATACATTATTTATTTGCTTTTAAAGAACTTTTAGCAACAGCTGAAGATGGCACACAAGGCACAATACTTGGCTATGATTTAAAAGATATTATTGGTTGTGACTTCGTGGATACTCCAGCAGTAAACATGGGTTTGTTCAAATCAATTAACGATGAAGAAAATTTATTAAATATAATTAAACAAAAAGGTATGAATTTTTTAGATAAAATAAAAGCAAAATTCGGTGAAGGAAAAAAATCCATCGAGTTAACAGATGCAAGTGGTGCAAAAATCACAGTAGAAACAGATAATGAAACACCTGCTGTTGGTGATGCAGTTACTATTGATGGACAACCTGCTGCTGATGGCGAATACATCATGAGCGATGAAAGCACGATTATTGTAAAAGATGGTGTGATTTCAGAGATTAAGCCTAAGGGTGATTCTGTTGATACAGAAGGTGCAGAATCAAAAGTCAATCCTACACCAGATGCACAACAAAAATCTATCAATGAGATGAAAAAAGCATACGATGCAAAATTTAAAACATTGGAAGCTAAACATACTAAAGAAATAGGAGAACTTAAAAAAACTGTAGAGTGGTTAGCAGATCAAGTATCAAGTGGATATGTACCAGATGAAGCAGAACAACAAGGTGCTGGTGCTGAAAACAAAAAACCAAAAACTAAAACAAATAGAACAGGCTTTAAAAGCATGGAAACAAACAAAAAATAATTAAACATTTAAAAATTTATATTATGCCAGAAATAATTTTAGACTTAGAAGAACTTACACTTAATCCAGAAGAAGCAAGATCGTCTTCCGAAATGATTATTCGAGAATTTGAACAATTGCCAGAAATTAGAGATTTACATGATATTCAAACAGGAATAGAAAGAGAAACTTTTATTCCAATAGTTGGAGAAATATCAGAAGAACTTGGTCAATGTCTCGAAGGACTTGGTTGCAATGTTCCTGAAGAAGAAGCTTCTATTGTTTTTTCTCAAAAAAAATGGCATCCTAAATCAATTGGTACTCGTTTGAAACACTGCATGAAAACGACAAATCCACTTTTTAAGGTATTTAAGAAAAAACTAAATCACTTAGAATCATGGGATGGTACAGGTAGTGAAGAAGTAGCTTTTATTGAAGAAAGAGTATTACAAGCACTTAAAAAAATGGTACTTAGATACTCACAATGGGGCGATACAGACATTACTGTAGATGATTTAACTGCTGGATTAGATGTGAGTAAATTCAACTGTATTGATGGTGTTTGGAAACAAATATTTCAAGGCGTTACGGCTGGAAAAATTACAAGAGTTGAAATAGCAGAGAATGCTGGTGCTACATACAATGCGCAGAATACATTGGATGAACAACGTGCGTGGAAAGTAATGCGAGATTTATACAACAAGTCAAATCCAGCGATATTAGAAATGCCAGGCGTTGCTTTCTTTATGACTCGCAGTATGTTCAATAACTGGGTAGACTTTAGAGAAAGTAAAGGCTTTGACGTTTGTTGTGAAGGACCAGAAAAAGCATTGTCTTCAGTTAGACAATATAGAGGTATTCCTATTAAAGTAATTAACTATTGGGACACGTCAATTAAAAAGTTTTTCAATAATGGCACAAAATTAAACTTACCTAATCGTGTGATATTAAGTGCTACTTCTAATATGCCAATTGGCACAGAAGATGAAAATTCATTATCAAACCTAGATTCTTTCTATTGGAAAAAAGATAAAGCTAACTATGTAGATATAGCTTTCTCTTTAGATACAAATGTATTATTGGAAGACTTGATTTCTGTAGCTTATTAATAACTTTTTAAAAAAAAAAATATGGCATTTCCAACTTGCATAACCAATTTGTCTGGAAACTTTACTAAAGATTGTAAAATACCACCTGTAATTGGTTTAGAAGAGAACGCATTTATTATACCTTATGACGATTGGGATAGAGCTGCTACTTTAATAAATGCGGCAGGTACAATTATGACCGAAGCGGTTTTAAAAGCTACTGCTCAAAAAATAAAGGTACAGGCATTTAAAAGATACAAAGATGGTGGGTATGACCCAAAAGAAAATCCAGATGCGCCAGACGGTACGACACATAGTTTTTCATTTGTGTCCCCAAAAAATGATTCTTCTGCAAAAGAATTTATTAATGCACTACTTAGTGGAACAAGATGCGTAGTGGTAGTAGAACGCAAGTGGAAAGGTACAGCAAATGCAGATGCATTTGAAGTTTTAGGCTACGATGTAGGTATGACAGGAACTTCTACAATGAAATATTACGCAGATTCTGGCTCTCATGTTATTGTTTTAAAAACACCAGCAGATGAGCAAGAGCCACGAGTACCTTACACATGGAATGAGGGTACTTATGCAGACACAAAATCAGTATTTGACGCATGGGCAGTATAGATTTTACTACTTCTGAGCTTGAATTTTTGATTAATACAAATTTATCAGAAATAGTAAAAGACAGAAGGCTTAAAGGTAAATGTCTACAATATGCGATGTATATTTTCGGCGAAACAGGATGTTCTGGATGTAATGATGATTTTAGCAATATTTTTAAAAAATTAAAACAAAAAGGAATGGAAATTTTATCAAATAAAATCAATAGACAATTTGAATTTAAAGACAATTATATTGGACAAATAAAATTTGGTGGGAAACATATTTCTAATGCAAATCTTACTGATGAATTGGCTTTGGAGTTTTTGGCGAATAATCCAGAAAGAATAAAATGCTTTAAACAAAAACCAGAAAATTGGGAAGATTTAGTTAATGCTTTTAAAGGCAATGACATACAAGAATCAGAATCTAAGGTAGAGGAAAAAACTGATGACAATACAGCTGTTTATAATGAGAATAATGAATTAGACATACAAGAATCAGAACCTAAGGTAGAGGAAAAAACATCTAAAAAATCAAATAAAAAATAAAGCTGTGCGTGGCTGGATTAAGAGTAATAGCATCAGATATTGCGGACAGAAACATAAGCCTGTACGATAAGTCACTTGGAATTATCCGAAATGGCGAAGACAATATTTATCCAACACGAACAGAACGCATAATCAACAGCTCAGTAACTGCAAAATCGGCAGCTTCCATGTATGGTAAATTCATAATGGGTGCAGGTTTTACAGTTGACATGGAAGACTACACTATAGGTCGCACAAAAAATAGAAAGCTTACACCAAACAAGCTTTTACAAGCAATAGCAAATGAGATAAAGAATCATGCAGCTTGTTTTATTCATGTAAATTATAATGCAAATTTCAAAATATCAACGGTAGCTGTTATACCTTACAGTTACTGTCGTTTTGGCGAGGAAGATAACGACAATTATAGCGGTAAAATAGTTGTTTATAATAACTGGGATAAACGCTATTCTCAAAAGTTTGACAAAACAAAATTTAAATCATTAGATGTATTTAATTCTAATCCAGCAGTTGTAAAATATCAAGTAGAAAAGGCAGGTGGCTTTGATAAATATCTTGGACAAATATATTATTTGACATTAGACAATACGTCCACTTATCCATTGTCGCCCATTGATGTTGCAATGGAAGATGCAGAAAGTGAATATAACTTTGCTGTGTTTAGAAATCGCACAATTAAAAAAGGTTTTTTTATAAGCACTATTCTTAGGCACTCCCCATTTGAAAGTACAAAAGATGAGGAAAAATTTAAAGAAAAAATTAAAGAGTTTCAAGGCGCAGAGAATGCAGAAACTATAATGATGTTAGAAGATGAATTTACATCAGATAACAAAGACGGCAATCTTAGAATAGATAAACTGGCGGTTGATTATAATGATAAAATATTTGAGTTCTCAACAACTACAGCTGCTAATAATATTCGTAAATGCTATAAAAATATTCCAGTAGTTCTAATTGATTATGAGCAAGGAAAATTAGGCAATACAAGTGGAGAAAGTTTTATTGCTGCACAAAAATTTTACAATTCCATGACAGAAGAAGAAAGGCTAAGTGTGGAAATGGCAATGAAAGAAATATTTTCTGCATACAGAGAAAACATAAACCCAACTGGAGATTGGAGCATTAAAGAGTTAACTCTTTTAAAACAAGAAGCATCAATATCAATAGATGATATTTTAAAAATCATATCCGCAATTTCTGAGAATAAAATTTCTTACGATTCTGGACTTTCGATATTAAAAGATTTATACGGATATGATGAAGAAGATGCAAGAAAATTATTAGGACAACCTAAACAATTAGACAATGGCGGTACTGTTAATTAATAAAAATGATTTTTCAGATTTTAAAACAATATCGAGAGGTGTTGATGTAGACCGCATTGAAACATTTATACAAGAAGCGCAAGACTTTGATTTAAAAGAAATTATTTGTCGTCCTTTTTTCTTTGATATCCTAAAAAACTTTCAAGAAGTAGATTATCAAAAATTAATACATGGAGAAACATATATAGATAAAGATGGAAATGAAATTGAGTACAAGGGTATAAAGGCTGTACTAGTTTATTTTGCTTATGGAAGATATGTTTTCAAAGGTAGTGTAACAGATGCTGGCTTTGGTGTTGTTCAAAAAACAAATGAATTTTCAGAACCAATATCAAAAGAGGAGAAGAGGGATATAAGAACATCAAGTAGACAAGACGCAATGATATATTGGAAAGAGTGCGAAACATATCTCAATGAAAAAATTGAGTTATTCCCTAAGTGGAAAGAATGTATAGATGGTTGCGGTTGTGATGGAGCTAAAACAAATGGTAGAAAAAAAGTTAAAATAGATAGCATAGGATGAAAGTTAAAATACAAACGATATTAAATAGTCCAGTACCACAGATTGTGTTGAAGCCAGAAAGCCAGGCAGATGAAGCTGTGCTCGATGCTATTCTTAATCGCAATGGTGCAGCTTCAGCACCAGACTGCGGTTATGCGATTGTAAGTTTTGAACGCAATGGTACATCGTTTCAGAAGCTAACTTTTGGTTTGGCAAATTGCACAGCAATTATAGAACCTCCACAAGATTGCACACAGCTATATGTCGAGTGTGGTTATTGGGAACACGATTATTCAATTTAAAAATTAATATAAAATGGGATTATTAAATTTACTCAAGAGAATCGACAAAGGCAGTTACACAGACCCTACTAAAGTTCTTTCAAGTACTGAAGTAGATAGCAACTGGCAAAAGATAATGGATTTGTTTCCAACTCCAGCAAGTGGAAATACTGATGTAGGAAAAGTACCAGTTTTAAAATCAGACAAAACAGGGTTTGAATATGCAGAACCTATTAGTAATGGAGTATCAAAAATAAACAATCTTAAAGAAGATGTAAATATTACAGCAGGAACTAATATAAATATTGAAACAGATGATATTAATAATCAAATAATCATTTCAGCTAAAGAATTTAATGTAAGTGTAAATGGTCAATTAATTGGAGCAGTTGAAAAAATTAATTTCATTGAAGATGAAAATATAGAGATAAGCGGAGTTTTAAATAATAAAACTGCTGATGTAAGTATTAAAGCTAATATAGACATTCCAAACATCACTTTACAACCAACATTAGCTGGGTTTAAATTCTTTAATGAAGATGTATATAGTATTTATGTTGAAGACTTTGATTTTGCAAATAGTAAACTTTCTGATTATAATATTGGTATAGGTGTTGAAGTTCATAGAGCTAATGTACTTAATGCTTGTGGTGCAAGTCAAGGAATGGTTATCTATTTCACTTTAGGAGATAATTTATGTGAAGAGGGTTATTCAAGTGGTGGAGGTTCATCATATATACCACCATACTTAAAAACAGGTGGTGCATCATGGTCAGGGACAGGTCTTGTCTATGATGTTACTGCATTAGAGTACTATTTTAATGGCGACAAAACTACAAGTGCCACCCAAGTTACATTAGATGCTT